AAGATCGGGATGATCCAGAACTGGAGCCCACTTTTTATTTAAGTTTTCTTGAAGTTGCATTTTTAAACTCCTTAAATGTTTAAAATATTATTATTATTTACGAGCAATAGCTTTACTATATGCTTCCATGATGTTAGTCATCTTGGGGTCAGAAACTTCTTCTCCTTCAGATGCATCAACTTGTTCAACATTTTCATCTTGTTTTTGTTGATTAGGGAAATAATTCTCCTTAATTGTTTTCACTTTTTCCTCAAAATTTTCGGAATCATCTTCGTAAGAAACACCTTCTGCAAGGGTTTTCATCTTTTCAGATTGTGTGTCTGCAAGGTCTTCACAGACTTCTTCCAGAATCTTGTCCTTACGATATTCGTTGAGTTCGTTTTTAACCTTAATGTTTTCTTGAACTGATTGGTTCAATTGTCCTTCAAGGTCTTCTACTTTGTCAAACAGATTTTCTACAATGTCAACCTTTTCTTCTGGAACTTCAATGTAATGTTCTGTGAATAGGTTTTTAAGTCCGCCCATGAATTCTTCGGTAATTTCACTTTTTAGTGAACTTTCCAGAGCAAGTTCGTTTTCTTTCATCCATTCTTCTGTAACATAATTGAGATAACCATCAACTTTGTCTGTTAAGTCATCACGGAAAGTAACGATTTCTTCTTGTAGTTCTGCTTGATATTCTTTTTCCATATCTTCAATTTTTGAACTTGCGATTTCCATCACTTTTTGATGAACTGCAGCTTCGAAAATTGTTGATGCTTTGGCTTTGAATTCTTCAGAGAGTTCTTCACCTTCTACTAATGCATCGATATCTTCTTTAACATTAATTTCGGGCATAGAAATTTTAATTTTCTTTTTCTTTTTCCCAATAGCAACTTTATCACCTTCTGGTGTTGCATCATCTGGTGTTTCTCCACCAAGATCTTCTGCTTCGACAACTGCCATAAGGTCTTTAAAACGTTTGGAAACATCTTCTTTTTTGAGTCCATTGACTTTATCAAAAATAGCAGAGATCATTGCTGTTTTAGTAGTAGGAATTTTGAACTCTTCTTTTTTGACTTGTTCATCTTCCTCTTCTTCGTCATCATCTTCATCTTCGTCATCATCTTTTTTGCCGTTTTTCTTATCAATGGCTTTTTGTAAAGCAGGTGGTAATTCACCCTCTTCAACTGCTTCTACTTCTTCGATTTCTTCTGGAGCTTCAACAAGTCCTTCTTGCTCAGTTTCTTCCAGAATTTCTTCTTGAGTTGTATTTTCCATAGAACTTGATACTCCTAATAGTTAATGGTATATTTCGATTACTGTAGTAATATTTATAATATCACAACTTTGACAATAAATGTTTAAACTCGTCTAATTTTACTTCCTCGAGCATTCTGGAAGAGGCATTTAAGATATTTCTTTTTGCCCTTTCAAGGTCTTTTTCCTGTAGAAAACCATTATCCCAAATCCATTCTTTTCCTTCCATAATACCTTCAACGAAAGCATTTGGTGCGGATGGATCTGCAACAATGTCTGCAGCAGAAGCAAGATAAAAATCGCTTTGAACTACTTGTGTATTCTTTGCATCGGGTTTTAACGTTCCCATTCCCCTTGAAGACACACCTAGTTGAGCACCCTCATCAATCAAACTTTTAACTATTTGACCATTTGGTGTGCTTAAAATCTTTGCTCGTCCAATAAAATTCTTACCTTCTCTTTTCAAGGAAGTAATCATATGTGATGCACGATCTAAATTAACAGTAGGGCCGTCTGGATGTCCTAGTTCTCCAAATGCACGTTTTGGTGTAACGTATTCCTTCACATAACGATTTACTTCTTTTTCAAGGACAGGCAACGGATAAATTCTACCATTTTTATTCTTTTTTTCTGATTGCATGAAGATACCCTCGATAAAATACTGTTTGGGTTTTCCTCCTTCTGCTTCAACTAAATCATATTCAACTGTTTCTGCTAGTTCGCAAATTAATTTCATTTGTTTATCCCTTTAGATAGTTCTGCTACTATGAGGAAGTGTGTCTACCACTACTTTCTGCATCTTTAATTGCTTTTCTTTTTGCATCAATGCGTTTTTCTAATGCCTCGTATTCATCTTCTTTCCATCCAACTTGACTATTTTGATATGATTTTTTATCTCTTAGTTTGTCCTCTAAATCTCTAAGATCGTCTTTCATCTCATCGGGGGATTCTTCTTTCAACATGACAGAAATCATTGTTTCTTTTTGTTCTTCACTAATATATTTAGCAGAACTAATTGTATTAATCAATTCTCGTTTTTCTTTTTCAATGTAAAATTCGTATAAAGATGACATGGTGTTCCTTTTATCTTACGTTGTCGAATGCGAAATCCAAAATTTTCAAGAACGACTTTGTGTCTTTGTTCATGTTATTCTGCATTTTTTTCTTGTTACTACTATTTAGAGAATCTAGTGTCTTTAATATAACAGATGCGGCCTCTGGATCAATTGGTACAGAAGTTCCACTCTTAAACTTTATTTCTGCTTCTTTCTTCTTTTTAACAACTATTCTCAGTTGTTTTTCTACATCTTCTTCTAAAGGAGTTTTAATACTTCCAATTTGTATAGATTCTTCTTGTTTCGATGGAAGTTCTAATATTCCTCTAAGTTGTTTAAGTGTTTTCATTAAGTTCCAGAAGAAACAATTTTGGAATACATTCCATTTGTTACATTTGCCTTTAAGAATTGGTCTGAATCCTTATGAATTACTGTAACTGAACCGGCAGGCAAAGTGATAGAACCTACAGTAGTTCCATTTGTTCCGGCTTCCGTTCCATCAGAATCTATAGTGGTAATGATTGTAATTGCTGATGCATAAACTGCAACCGCTGTTGCTTTGCCCAATCCCAAATTTGTAGCAGTTGTGGCAGTCTGTGCCGCTAATAGTTTCATTATTCTGTCTCCGTTGTTTCTGCTGGTGGCTCTTCTACTGAAGGTTCTTCTATTTTACTTGTGAACATTGAAGTAGCAACATCTTGTTTTCTGGATGCAATAGAATCAACTACCTTATTTGAAATAAGTGAATTAAATGCATCTGTAACCTTAACTGGTTTATCCTGCATTGAAAAATCTACTATATCCACCATTTTAATTTCCTTGTTTGTTTCTTGTTCTGCCATTTTAATCTCCAAATTATCTATTAATATTTATACAATTAAATAACTCTAACTTAACCTAAATTTCTTTTACGAAATGTCGATAATTCGGTTAATTGTGTACTAGAATCATTTTTCAAATCAATTATTTTTTCTTCACCATATCCACCTTCTGCATCACCTTCTTCTCCACCTTCTGCTTCGGCCTCTATTTCCATCTGTTTATTTTCTTGTTCAATTTCTTTTTCAGACTGATGAAGGATGTTGGCTCTAAACCACTCTTTTGAGTAGTATTTCCCAATCATGTCTTCCATATCTCTTCCAATAGTCATTCGTTGTGTCATTATTTCGTGCATTTTTAATTCTGCGTAATAATGATCTGTATTGTATGAATAATGTACTTTGTCTTTAATCTTTGACCAATCATTTGCGGTCAATATACCCTTTAGTATCAACTGTCTTTCCATTATATCATTGAACATGATTGAAAATCGTGTTTGTAATTTTTGAATAAACTTACTAAAAAGCAGCTCGTCCCTAGATATCTCGCTTTCTCTCCCCAAAGAGAAACCAGAGTCAGCCTCCAATCGAGATACAGGAACGTGCATTGCTTTATAAAGTTTCTTCTGAAAGAATTCTACATCATCCATTTGTCCAAGATTTTCTCCGCCTGGAAGTGTAGTTATTTCTGTTCCTCTTCCACCCTCTCTCCGAGGCAACCAATAATCTTCCAACATTGATTGATGTCGTTTATCATCTTTAACTTCACCAGTTTCAGAATCATACAACAATCGGTTCTTATATCGTGTCATAATGTCACGAATGTATTGTTCTGCTTTTATTTTTGGGAGATTACCAACATCGATATAGAAAATTCTACGTTCTGGCGCCCGTGAAATGCGATAGATAACAATCGCATCTTCTACCATTCGGAGTTGATTAAGAGGTTTTAGTGCTTTGTGAAGATAAGATAAAACGGTTGTTTTTCTTGAGTTCAATAATCCAGAAGTAGAATAAATTATACTATCCCCTGAAATCATTATTCCTTGAGCTCCCCTAGAATCTAGTCCACCCTCGTTATAGGTGTACATATCATTCATTCTAATATTTACTTTTTTGGGATCTGCTGTCTTTTCTTGTTTGACTTGCTTGACTTTTTTGATTTTCGTAGAGTCAAGACTACGGAGTTCAACGATTCCACGTTTTGGATCATTGACATCAATCATTGCATGATAATAAAGTCTGCCTTCTGTATACCATCTCTTGAAAATGT